CAAAAGGCCAACATATGAATTTCCAAATTTTTTTAATCATACTATTCTCCTCCTTAAGAATTAGTGCTTCATGAATATGTCCGCAATGCGGGCATTCTCTTCCCACATTATATTCTGCTACCACAAAGCCCATTCCACAATTTTCACACTTCATTTTTTTTCTCCTCAATCTCGTAAAAGAAGTTATCAGTATTTTCTGTTCTCCACTTACTACTATCTTCTACATTCCAATCACTCGTTTGCACTTTCCAATCTGGAATTTCATCCTTAACTGTAAATGAAGGGATATCCCACAATATTCGATTGTTTGGTTGTGCTGCATAATTGCCATCATCTAACGCCAATATGTGAGCGCACTTATGTTCGTGCGGTATTTCTGAATGATCAGTGTCTACTATATTACTCTCTGGGTGCGCCCAGTCAACAGTAAATAAATATTTCCCTGGATGTAATTGTTTATCTTTTCCAAAGTATTTCCCTGCTTGGCCATCTAAAATGTCATAAGAAGTAACAGCAGGATAATAACTAAAACAGTTCCATAGCTGAAGCTCATCCAGTCTCGATCTAGGAACTTCTTTTGCTTCAAACTCTCTTTGTATGAACGCAGAGATTGGTAGACGGTAGAAGACTGCACCATTTTCCATAATTGCGTGGAACAGAATCGGACGACCAGTAATCGAAGCCAGCCCGAAGATAATACAATCTTCAACTTCGCCATGATGATCTTTAAGATCATAGAGATATTCTCTCCTGATCTGTGCATACGTCACAGGTATATTTGCATTCAGATATGCCATTCATAAATTAGTTTACTAAATTAATTAATATAATAATTCCAATAACTAAACCGATAGTTATTTTTTTATGAGCTACCGCTAGTGCCCATACTTCTTTTACTTTGTCCATAGTTCCTCCTATTTAATTGAACCCCAATTTGGTCCGGTCTCGCAGTCTACTTTATTTGGTAGGGCTAAGTCAACTGCAGATTCCATTATGTCTTTTATCTTTGCCGCTTCTAATTCGTTTATAACAGATATATCAAGTTCATCATGTACTTGTATATGCGGGGTAATACCCTCTTTGTGTAATTCTAACATAGCTTTTTTAGTCATGTCCGCCGCCGACCCTTGAATTAATTTATTTAAAGCTTTGTAAGTAAATGCTCTACGTGCAGGATTGCCATGCCAATAATTTTTCTTAGGGTTGCCTTCTTTGTCTTTTAATATTTTATCTTCTTCATCTTTTAAATATGGCCCCATTTCTTGAAGTTCAATCATTCTCTCATGATCTTCAGCTGGCACATATTTACCCCAATCACTTCCTCGAAGAATAGGTTCGTATTTAGGAAACCTACAACGTCTACCTAATAAAGTTCTAATCTGTCCTTTAGTGGAGGCAGCGCTCATAATTTTATTCATCAACTGTTTTACAAACGAAACTTTGGTATGGTACCTATCAAATAATTCTACAGCTTTATCTTTGCTTACTCCTAGTTCTGCTTGAAGTTTAGCTTTACCCATTCCATAGAATAAACCTAGATTAATTGTCTTAGCTTGGGATCTGGGAATGTGTGCCATTTCAGCTACGATCTTATGAAAGTCCGTAGAAGAATCTGTATCATATGCATCAGCTATCTGATTGACGGAAGGTAATCCAAATTGTAATGCATAGTGTGCAACAAGTCTTGGTTCCTGTTGCGAGTAATCAAAACAACCCCACTTGCATCCTTCTTCAGGTATAAATAAACTTCTAATTAAAGGACCTGTATCAGGATCTCTTGCAGGAATTTGCTGGAGGTTTGGATTCTGGTAAGAAAATCTTCCAGTTACTGTTCCACCATCATCAGATCTTATCTGATTTATCTCTGCATGAATTCTTCCTCTATGCTCATGGGTTAAAATAGTATCTATAAAAGTTGTATTGACCTTGTTTATTTTTCTAGCTTCTGCTATCATCTTAATTGTAGGATGATTATGATTAGAGAGAAAGTTTTTGGTAAATGATGGAGAGTCAGTTTTCTCAGTTCGTTCGTAAGGCAACTTTAGCTTTTGAAAAACTTTTTCAATCGATCTTGCAGCCCATATTTGAGTTTCTACTCCTGTATCTAATTTTATTTGGTGGATTAATCTTTCTTCTTTTCTTGTTAATTCTTTCTTCAGTGTATGAGCTCGTTGAGAATCTACTCGAACGCCTAGGAATCTCATGTCAACCAGGCAAGGAAAAAGATCAGTCTCTAAATTAAAAATATTTTGTAAATCTTTTCCATCTGTATCTGGTTCCATTAATAATTTTTTTACATGTTGCCAAAGTTTAAAAGTTAACTCAGCATCTTTTTCTGCATATGCTCCTACTTCATGCGCAGGTAATCTCCACATATCTGCTTTAGGATCTAATCCTCTTGCCTTTGCAGCTTCAGTTAAAGCTTTCTCACTTTTACCTTCGTTTAAAAAATGCCATGACAAAGTATTAAGTGTGTAAGAAAATCTATTTTCATCTAACAAAGATGAAGCAATCATAGTATCAACGATTAAACCATTGATTTTTATACCTAAATTGCGTATCCAGCAAACGTCATACATGGCGTTGTGAAAGATTTTTGTAGCAGGGCATGCGCAAATATCTTTAAACCATTCTAAAGTTTTTTTTCTATCACAGTTAGGTCCTTCACCATGAGCAATAGGAAAATACCATTTGTCATTATATGTGGCAACAGCAATTCCCACAACTTCACCATTACCAATAACAGCACCTGAACCCTTCTTTTTTAAATCTGGATCTCTTGTTTCTAAGTCAATTGCAATTTCATCATGCGATCTTAAATCTGGATATTCTGTTTTCTGTACCCATTCAGTTTGTGGTAATATCATTCTTTAATAACTCCTTTGATTTCTAAATTAAATGAAAAACTAATTCTTGTTTTTTTACTATTATGTCTTTCTACTTCATGTTTAAAAGCACTTGGAAAAATTAAAACATCACCTTTTTTACCATCATAAGAAAAATTATTTTCAAAAATTATAGGTGAGCCCTCACAATCTGTAAAATAAATCACCCCTGATAAATTACCTTGATGATTATGTAAAATATTCCGAGAATTTTTTTCTGTGTAATTAATCCATAGATCGTATGAATCAAAATGATTTTCGTTTCTACGCATGAACACAGTGCGTCTTGTGTCATTTAATAAAAGTTTTTCATATTTACATCTATAATGTTCTCCTAAATAAATTAAATAACTCTGTAAAAAAGACCCTTCAATTAAATTAAATGGCACGGACACTTGGTATGAGTTTTGACCTGCATTATGATGCTCAAGTAAATAAGATAATTTATGTTTTCTTATTTTATCTGTATGCTTCTTACAGTTTTTTAATTCTTTAAATATTAAATTAGGTACTTTATGTTTTAAAATATATTTACTTATTTCTTTAATATTTTTAAAAATATTACTTATCATCTTTTAATTTTTTAATTTCTAATTCACAGTAATGAATTATTTTTTCTAGATCCTGTATACCGTTTTTGTTTTTATAACGACAAACATATTTCACCACGTTGCCTTGAAAGAATGAGAGATCATTTTTTGAAATAAATTCATAAGGTTGAATGGTAAATTTTTTATAATGAGATCCTCCAACCTGTTTATCCTGGGGAAATGCGTCATCAAATATATCTTTATGTGTCATAGTTGATACTCCTTTATTTTCTTTTTTGCTTTTAGTTTATATAGATTATTTCTTGCTCTCGTGATGCCAACATACCACACTCTATTCTCCTCATCCTGTTTGTCAATACTTAATCTAATTCCTTTTTGAACTTTACTTCCTTGATGTAAAGATAAAATTACATTATCTTCTTCACCTCCTTTTGCCGCATGAATAGTTGACAACCATATTCGGGCACGTTCGTTTAATCTTTCATTACTAGCTATTAAATTTCTTATGTATAAAATTTCTTTTTGATCCGCATTAAATATATCATACCACGGAATTTTTTTATTCCATTTTACATCTGGAATAAATTCTCTTACTTCATTTATTTCTTTAGGTTCTAATGCTCCTTCAATAGTCCACTTAGTATAAGCTACGGCTGCATTATATAAACCTACTTTAAAACTTTTTCCTTTATTACTTTGATAATATAAATTTTTCTTTTTTAATTCTTTCATAATCTCCAAGAGATTACTTTTAGTTCTAGTAAGAATAAGCCACTTTCCTTTAGTTAAATCAACTTGACCTAGATTACTAATTGTAGACGCAAGACCCTCTTGCGCTCTAGGTAGGTATT